GGCGGTTCAGTCGTTGATCTTGCCATTGAAGTCGTACAGGCAGGCAATATCGGAATCACTCAATCAATTAACGTCATCGCTTTGGGTGCACTTTCCAGGCTTCAAAAAGCACTTTATTCAGCGGCCATTGCCCGTGCTTATGATGGAACTCAAATCAGTCATGTGCTTACTGATTTGCTGATCAATAACTGGTCGGAAGTGCCATCAGCTTTAACGTGGGGCAATTACACGCCTGCCACTGAAACGTGGGCAAATGCTCAAAATACTGGACTTGGTGAAATTGACACACCGGGCAACTATGATTTGGCACTCCGATCAGGTTCGGCAGACACCATCGATGTCTATTCACTCGTTTCAGCTTTGGCCACATCCGGACTTGGCTACATTTACGAAGATGCACAGGGAAGAATCTCATATGCGGATTCGACTCATCGAAGCCAATATCTAGCGACTAACGGCTATACAGACGTTTCAGCGGCTCAAGCTTTGGCAGCTGGAATCAAGGTGCAAACCCGTGCCGGTGACGTACGAAATGACATCACGATTCAATATGGTCAGAATTCACAAAATGAAGTCAATGACGAAGATTTGACCTCAGTTTCGATACATGGCCGATTGGCTCAAATTATCCCGACCACGCTACACGACGCAGCCGATGCCACTTCGCAGGCAGCCTTTTATTTGAAGCTGCGTGCCTATCCTCAATATATGATGCAATCAATTCGATTTGAGCTTACAAACCCTGAAATTGACGATGCTGATCGTGATGCCCTCATCAATGTATTTATGGGGCTTCCGCTTCGAATCTCTGATCTTCCGGCAAATATGTCAGCCGGTCAATATGCCGGATTCGTCGAGGGCTGGCAGTGGTCTGCCAGTTACAACACAATTTCCGTCACGGCACTTTTATCACCTTTGGCCTATTCACTACAGGCTATGAAGTGGGAAGATGTCAGCGTGTCGGAACGCTGGAATACCATCGTGGGAACTCTCACGTGGGAAAATGCCCTAGTAGTCGCATAAGGAGAAAATATGAGTAATCCCACCACGCCGTTCAGCTGGCAGATGCCGACCAATACAGATTTGGTGACGGACTTACCAGCCGATTTTGAAGTCTTTGGACAGGCCGTTGCAACATCGATGGCCGACCTATTAGGCGGCACATCCGGTCAAATCCTTGCCAAAAATTCCAATACGGATATGGATTTCGTATGGATCGCAAATGACCAGGGTGACATCACTGGAATCACAGCGACTTCACCTCTTACAGGCGGTGGCACATCCGGGGCAATCACAGTTGGAATTCAAGCATCATCCACAACACAATCAGGTGCGGTTCAACTTAGTGATTCAACCTCAACTACATCTTCAGTCTTGGCTGCAACACCGACAGCGGTCAAATCCGCTTATGACTTAGCAAATGCTGCAATTCCGAAATCAACAGTGACAACTGCCGGAGACGTAATCTATGCAACCGGATCAGGCGCAGTCACTCGATTGGGCATTGGTACAGCTGGTCAGGTGCTTACAGTTAATGGTGGCGCAACAGCACCATCATGGGCAACACCTTCGGGTGGCGGTGGAATGACCGTTATTGCATCAGGTTCGCTTTCAGGTTCAGGATTGAGTCTTACATCAATTTCAGGATCATATAAGAATCTTCAACTGGTATTGCGAAATGCACAACCTTCAACAAATACCGATTGGCGTTTCAAGATAAATAACAATACATCGTCAATATATGACCGATATATGATTATTCAAAATGCAACGACTTTTACAACTTATGCAACGCAAAGTTCTACAAGTTTTGGAATCACATGGAACAATCCAAAAGCGAGCACTACAACAACGGCCATTTTTGATTTATATGATTATGCAAATACCACGAGTCCAAAGCAAGTTCAAAGTGCTATTTCATATGAACAACATGGAACAGGAAGCTACGACACTGCCACTTTTTATGGCACAGCACGAACAAATTTAGCGGTCACAAGAGTGGATGTCACTCTCGACTCCGGAACATTTACAGCCGGAACTTATATTCTATACGGGGTGAACTAACATGAAGATTCTTGAACATAACGTAGAAACCGGCGAAATCATCGAACGTGATGCAACCACCGAGGAAATCCAGGCATCAAAGTCGGACATCGCATCAGCAAAAGCCGAACGAAAAGATGCGGAAGAAAAGGCAATAGCGAAGCAGGCAATCCTGGATCGTCTAGGCCTCACAGCTGACGAAGCGGCTTTATTGCTCAAATGATTTCGGCAAACGGCTGGCCTGCGTCGAAAGACCGGGCAGAAATTGGCATCAAGTCATTTACAGTGCCCGGCACTGATTTGAAACTGTCTTGTGCCGAAGCGGTTGCGCCATTACTCATTGGATTTGCAAGCGAATTTCACAGACTTATCGAGAACATCGATGGGGCAAAGCTCGATGATTGGGGATATTGCTTTCGCGATGTCCGAGGAGTGACGGGGAAGCTCTCCAACCATTCATCGGGCACAGCCATTGATCTCAATGCAACGCAACATCCATTGGGAAAGGTTGGGACATTCCCAAATGAGAAAGTGCCAATGATCCGTGCACTGGCAAAGAAATACGGAATGATTTGGGGTGGAGATTATCAAAACCGGAAAGATGAAATGCATTTTGAAATTGCTTTAACACCGGCGAAGGCCGCCGAATTGATAGCAAAATTGGAGAAAGAAAATGACTGAATTCAAAGCACTTGCAGCTTCATGGCTGCGTTCATTTTTGGCGTCAGCTTTGGCCGTATGGATGGCCGGAGTGACCGATCCAAAAGCTATTTTTGCAGCCGGTGCAGCTGCCGTCGTGCCCGTCATCATTAGATTTCTGAATCCAAATGATAAGCAGTTTGGTATCAATGCCAAATGAACGAAACGATTACGGCGGTCGGCATCATAGCCGCCGCCACAATTTCGGCCGTAGCAGCCATTTTCGCAGCTAAATCTGAACGCAATTCACGACCTGTCTCCAACGGATTTGCCGAAGGCTTGCGGCACGATGTCAGGGAAATCCGGGCATTACTGATTCAGCACATTAACGATCATGGGAAGCGATAGACACGCCGAAGATTAGGCGTGATTCTTGCAAATGTCAGCCCCATGCGTCACCGTTCTACCTGGGAGAACAAACAAGCTCCCATCGGGAGAACAATGTACACAATTCAAGAAACAGCGGCCTGGCTTCTCATAGGAGTATCAGGCGGATTTATGGTCGGTTACACAGTCGGTTTTCGTGAAGGCAAGGCCGTTGGCATAGTCCGTGGCAAAATCATGGCACGCAAGGCGTTGAAGTAATGGCCGGCTTTCTTGACGGGTATGAAACCGTCAATCAGAAAGTCATCCGTCTGCATGCTACTTATCCGACAAATCGCATAGAAACATCGATCATCGATTGGAATTCGGAAAAGGGATACATCCTCATTGAGTGCCGGATTTATCGTCATTATGAGGATGAGAAGCCAGCAGCCATCGACTACGCACACGGCATGGTTGGGGCATATAACGTTCAAATGAAACGCTGGTATGTCGAAGATACGGTCAGCTCTGCAATTGGCCGATGCGCATCCGTAGTGCTAGGCACTGAGACAAAGCCAAGCCTGGAATCGATGCAACAGGTTGAAACGATGCCCAAAGCTTTCGTCGAAGATGATCCATGGTCAAAGCCAATTTGGGAAGATGGATTCACGACAGCGAAATCAGCCGTCGAGCAAATCAAGGATCAACTCGGTGGGCAGTTGGATTCAGAATCACCGGTGTGCAAGCACGGTCACATGATCTTGAAAGAAGGCACATCGCCAAAAACAGGCAAGCCGTATCACGGCTACGTTTGCCCTGAAAAGGTCAAAGCACATCAGTGCTCACCGGTGTGGATGGTTCTCGGTAGCGATGGCAAATGGAAGCCGCAAGTCTGATGGGAGAATTATTCATCCAGCATCCAAATGGGGATGCAATTACAATCCAACAGGATGGCACAGAGATTCGCGAGAATTTGCCCATTCAAATTGATTGGTGTGATAAGTGTGAGATGTGGAAGCCATTGGCAGGAGGCCACATGATAGGTACGCAAGGTCTCACTATGATTTGGATATGTCAGGGATGCAAATGATCCTGGTCAAACTCAATCACGATGAAGAAATGAACTGCGCAGTCAAGGCATTGGAACGTGCAGTCGGTTCTGAAGGCATGAACGACTACAGCGTGCAAAAGCTAAATCTATTTCAGGACATTGCACGCAATAGCGAAGCCCTAGGGGCTGAAAATGCCGTGGCCAAATACTTTGACCTTCCATTTGAAGGCACAGTCAATACATTCAAGAATCAAGCTGATGTGTCATGGAATCTCGAAGTCAAGCACACTCCCTGGAAAAATGGATGTCTGATACTTCGTGATCGAGACCGTGCGGATGACGTGGCAGTGCTGGTCACTGGCAATTCACCGAGTTATTACATCATCGGATGGATTCCCATTGGCATGGCACGCAGACCATCCAGGCAACGATCCGATGGTTCATATTGGATTAACCCTTCAGACCTAAATCCCATCGAGAATCTGAATCGGAGTATTTATGCTCGCAACTATCAAGCTTGATTGCAGGGTTGAAAAGAAATCCACTGAACACAAAATAGTTACAGTCACCGACAATTTGCCACCGAACGTGCACTGCGTCGAGTGCATGAGCTGCGGCGTCTTAGGTATCTCACTATTCGAGGTCAAGGCTTGAATCGGGCATATATGCCACCCAGTGTGACCGATGACTGGGCAACGCCTCGTGAACTATTTGATGAGCTTCACAGGGTTCATAAATTTGATTTGGATGTGGCGGCTAGTCAATCAAATCGCCTATGTGATGACTGGTACGGACTAGATCACCCCGATGAATCAAAGCGAAATGGCCTTGAAGCTAATTGGTGGGGTCATGTGTGGTGTAACCCACCGTACGGCAGAGGGATCAAAGATTGGGTGCTCAAAGCTTCTCAACACGATGACTTGGTTGTGATGCTATTGCCAGCCCGTACTGATACTAAATGGTTTCACGAATTCGTGCTCCCGAATGCCAGCGTGGAATTCATCAAAGGTCGATTGAAGTTTGGGGGGGGGCAATCACCCGCACCCTTCCCTTCGATGATAGTGAGGTTTGAGTGCTGTGGATAACCTGTGGACAACACGCCGAAACTTCGTTCAAGTTATCCACAATTTATGGATTTACTTGACACACTCGGTACGCTTCATGCTCTCGCGAGAGCCGGTGTGCCGGTGTAGCTCGCAGCGAGTAGTGAAGCTAATGCTAGGGGTCTGCCTATTCCTAGGCTCTTTCGCAATAAACGTGCAACCTGCACAAGCTAGTGATGCAGATATGTTGCGATTATATGCACATTCAAGGATTGTCAATTATGAGCAATTCATTTGCTTATCTAGAATCATCTATAAAGAATCACGATGGAATGTGAAAGCAAAGAATGGCAGTCACTTTGGCTTAGGTCAGATGCGTAGTCAGCATTACCGTAACCTCGACGGATACCGTCAAATTGATGCAACGATCCGCTATGTCAATGTGCGTTATGGTTCAATGTGCAACGCATGGAGATTCCACGAAAGGCATGGACACTACTGATGTCACGAGCATGGAAGTCATCAGACCGTAAGGGATGGAGACGCATACGTGAACGCATCCTCATTCGTGATGGCTATTGCTGCCAAAGGTGTGGACAGACTGAAGGCAAGCTGCACATCGATCACATTGTGCCAAAGAGACTTAATGGAAGTGACCTGGATGAGAATTTGCAAGTATTGTGTCAAATGTGCAATTTGAGCAAAGGGGGTCACTTTTTTGAACAGCCTTTGACACCCCCGACTCTCCATGAACGTTATATACCCCAAAACGTGAGCATAAGCCATGACTAAGTCGGAACTGGTCATAGTTGGTAGCGATACGGCTGAAACAGGCTCAAATCGGCTGCAATCGGTTTTTCAACCTGAATCAGCTATGGTATTCGGATCAACTACGCCAAGAATCCACACGCCACTGAACGATTTACCATCCAGGGGCTTTGAACTCATTGATTTTGCTGGCCAGGTTATCCCAGGTGGATTCATGCCATGGCAGAAATGGCTGGCCGAACACAGCTTGAAGGTCAAGCCTGATGGCAGATACCACCATCCTTTCCGGGTCACGACTGTGGCTAGGCAAAATGGAAAATCGACCTATATGCTGGCACTGATAGCCATGAACCTTTTCCATTGGAAAGATTCGCTGCAAGTGGCATCGGCTCACCGGCTGGTCACATCCCTGGAACAATTCCGAGCATTGGTCGCCATGATTGAGTCCAACGATGATTTGGCGAAGCAAGTCAAACGCATCAGGTGGCAACACGGTGCGGAAGAAATCGAAACTTTGGATGGATGCCGGTTCGTGATTAAGGCCGGCGGTTCAGCTGCTCGCGGAATGAGCAAGCCTGAGTCCGTTCACCTGGATGAGCTTCGCGAAATGCACGATCTCGAATCGTTTGCCAGTTTGCGTTATACCTTGATGGCTGCGAAAAATCCTTCCATCAACGCCTTCACAAATGCCGGTGATTCACATTCCCTAGTGCTGAATTTGGCTCGTGAAAGAGGCATTGCAGCTGCGGCAGGTGCAGATGATGACATTTTCTATGCTGAGTGGTCAGCCGCTACTGATGACGTTCATGATGAGAATAATTGGATAGCATCGAATCCGGCTTTGGGTCACGTGATTCACATTGACAATATCCGGGCAACCCTGAACGATCCTCATGAAGTCGTGATGACCGAGGTATTGTGCAGATGGGTTCAAACCATATCCAGCGTCGTCAATCCTCAGAATTGGGAAGCCTGCATCGATGAGTCCGTGGATTTGGATACCGAAAAGCTAACCTGGATGGCCATAGACATTTCACCGGATCGTAAGCATTGTGCATTACTCGGTGCTCAGAAATTAGGGGATGAATCATTCGTCGTGAAGCTTCTCCATACTTGGGAGAACGATCGTCAGCTTGATGATAAGGCCATCGCAAATGATGCGGCTTCATATTGCCGAAAGTATCCTTTGGAGTATTTGCTATACAGCCGAAAGACCAGTGGCGCAGTGGCTTCCAGGCTTCAGCCGGCTGGCATCCCGATTTATGACATGGACACGGCTTATCCTCAAAGTTGCGACGAACTTATCGGTGCAATTAACAGCGGCAGGTTAAAGCACAGAAATCAAAGCGAACTTACTGCCCAAATCCTTTCAGCCGTTCAGCTGCGTCGAGGTGATGGCGGTTGGGTCATTGGAAGGCGTGCCAGTCAGTCGGCAGTGTGCGCTGCCGTGGCCACAGCTCTCGTGACACACTTCGCGACACGCCCGGAGACGGAAATCGATGTAATGGTGGGTTGATGCTATAAGTAGGCGAAAATTCTCACATGGGAATACGTGACATTTTTGCAAGCCGTCAAGTCGTAACGCAATCCCCTATTTCGGGAGCTGATGTCGCGGCATCTTTGCCAGTTACAACACTCGATGCATTAACACCATTTTTCGGCGGTGCTAACACTGCTACACGCGAAGAAGCCATGTCAGTGCCAACCGTGGCACGTGGACGTAACATAATCGCATCCAGTATTGCAAGCATTGGCCTTCAGGTAATTGATCGCAGCACCGGGATGGAAATCGAGGACGCAACACCACGCGTGATTCGCACACCTGATCCACGCGTTCCAGGTTCGGCCACTTATGTGTGGACAGTTGAAGATTTGCTTTTTTACGGTTATGCATACTGGCAAATAACAGAATTATTCAGCGATACTTTCCGAGTTCGCAGCGTTCAGCGTGTAAATCCTACTCGCGTCACAATTCAAACAAATTCACTTGCAACCGAAATTGAATATTACATGGTGGACGGCACACCCGTTCCAAATTCAGGAATCGGTTCACTCGTAGTATTTAACGGCGTCGATGAAGGTTTATTGAACCGTGCTGGTCGAACCGTGCGCACAGGTGCGGAATTAGAACGTGCCGCTGCAATGTATGCACGCGAGCCAGTACCCTCAATGGTGCTTAAGAGCAACGGCACATCCCTTCCGGCAGATCGCATCACAAAGCTTCTTGATTCATGGTCAAGTGCACGTCGCAATCGCAGCACCGCATTTCTCAATGCTGATGTCACGATGGAAGCCGTCGGCTTTGATCCTGAGAAGTTGCAGCTAAATCAAGCCCGTTCATACGTGGCCACTGAATTGGCCAGGGCTTTGGGAATCCCGGCGTATTACGTGGACGCAGAAACCGGTTCATCGATGACCTACAGCAACGCGACGGCACAGCGTCAAACTTTGCTGGACTTCTCACTTATTCCGATGATGACTTCAATTTCCGAACGTCTATCAATGCCGGATTTTATTCCGCAATCACAGCGTGTTGAATATGATCTCAGTGATTATCTTCGCGGTTCTGATTTGGAACGTGCAAACATTTACAAGGTATTGAATTCAATCGTTGATGCAAATGGCAATCCAGCATTAACCGTTGAAGAAATTCGCAAATCAGAGGAGCTCATCTCATGAAGGTAACAACCCCATTTACAATTACAGCGGCAGATTCCGAAGCCCGTACCATTACAGGCAAAATCGTTGAATTTGGCGTACCTGCTACAGCATCAACCGGAAAGGTTATGTTTCAGCGTGGATCACTTATGCCTGCAAACGTGAAGCTGAATTTGGAGCACGATTCAGCTCGTCCTATCGGCAAAACTCTTTCGATGGAACTTTCACCGGATGGAAATTCAATCGAGGCCACATTCAAAATCTCAAAGACCACAGCTGGCACTGATGCAATTCAGGAAGCAATGGACGGACTTCGTGATGGATTCAGTGTGGAAGCAAATGCAAATGATTTCACTCACGCAAAGGATGGAACGATGATCGTTAATTCTGCCGAAATAGTCGGCGTCGCTTTAACCCATAACCCGGCATTTGATTCAGCACGTGTGTCAAATGTCGCAGCAACTACAGCACCCGAAGATTCTGAACCATCATCCGATGAGGCAGAAGCACAACCACAACCATCAACAGAAGGAGACGTCGTGGAAAACACCGTCACAGAGCCAACTGCCGCCGAGACGGTAGAAGCTTCAGCACCAGTTCAGGCATCGTCAATCGCGAAGCCAGTGAACTTCATCGCAACACGTAACCCAGTGGTTTCACCTGAAACCTACCTCATGCACAAAATCGCAGCGATGCGTGGTTCAGAGGAATCACGTGCATTTATTGCAGCGGCAACAAGCAGCACTGACAATCCAGGTTTAATTCCTACACGTCAGCTTCGCGAAGTCGTAAACGGCCTTGCAGACAATGTAAGAGCTTCAATTGATTCGATTTCTTCGGGGACACTGCCTACAGCAGGACTCGTTTTTCAAATCCCAAAAATCACTCAGCTTCCTGATGTAAGTGTTGTCGATGAACTCGATGCAGTTACTCCAGTTGTTATGGAATCTGAATTCATCAACGTGGATGTCAAGTCCTTCAAGGGCTCACAGGTCATGTCCGTTGAGCTCGCAGATCGCAGCGATCCACTTTTCTTCACAGAGTTGATTTCAAATCTTTCGTCACAATATGCACGTGCGACAAACGAATATAACTCTGCACAGATCATCGCAGGAGCAACAAAGACTGCAACCGGATACGGTACAGATATCACCGCAGCTGAACTTCTCACATGGGTTTCAAATGGCGCAGTTAGCGTTTATTCAAACACATTCAAGTTTGCAGATGCAATCGTCGTATCACCAGCAATGTGGGGACGCATCATGTCGTTCAACGTTGATGGCCGACCAATTTACAATGCACTACAACCACAGAACGCAGCCGGTAACGCACAGCCTCGTTCACTTCGTGGTTCAGTCAATGGAATTGATCTTTGGGTCGATACAGCACTCACAGGCACAGGCGATGACTCAATGTACGTCATCAACCGCGATGCCTACACATGGTACGAATCACCACGCCTAGAACTTCGCACGAACATCATTTCAGATGGTTCAATCGGAATTCTTATGTACGGGTATGGAGCAACAGCGACAAAAATTGCTGCCGGCGCATACGCGTTCAACAAGGACTAATCCACACCAATTAACCATCGGCCAGGTCTCTCCCGAACTGGCCGAGCAGACGAAGGGATCGGAAATGCCTAATATCGTTACTGCGGATGAATTACGCGTCATCCTTGGCGTTTCCGATTCTCTTTACTCTGATGCTTATCTCGACCA